TGCACCACCAGGGGCACCACCAGCTGCTGGAGCCGCTCCACCTCCCGCGGCCCAATCAGCACCACCGCCTCTAATTTGCTCTAACTCGTGCTGTAGTGCAGCATCCTTTCTTAACCAAGCCCTGTTAGCTTTTACCATCTCATCTGTCCAGCCCAACCATTCTTTCTGACCATACCCTTGAGATATAGACTCATTAGCAGTAATATTAGTAAAGTTGTTAAGCTTAAGATCCATTATTTGTTGTCGGCGTAATTCAAAATAATTAGCAGGAGGTACAAATTCTAAATCAAATCCATTCTCTCGAAGCTCGAACGTCTTCCACAAATGCTTTAACTTAAGATGAGTGATAAATGTTTCTTTTAAACCAGCAGCGAACTGTGCTTGTAACCTAACAATAAAATTAGCAAACTTTAACTCTTCTCTTAACACATTTGCATCGGCACTGTATTGTGAGTTTTCTGTATCAATTCTATTAGTTGGTACCTTGAGAGCTTTATATAGCTTCTTTACAAAGTAAACTAAATCTTGTAGCTCACCTAAGTTTTGACCTCCCGGTAGTTGGCTAACCTCTGTTCCTGTACTACCTTCTCTCTTTGGAAACCAGTATGCATCTAATATCGACTGAGGGTTAAATGATTGAACTCTATCATTACTGTCTAAACTAAAAGCCTTCTTGCTCCAATAATTCTGCATTAGCTTGCGAATATAGCCTTCTGCCTTTGGTGGACTCATTGTACCAACATCAACGTTAAAAACTAAACGCTCTGGTGCTCTCACTAAGCGATAAATTATAATCGAATCTTCAATTAAAGATAACTGTCTATAAGCTCGGCGGGCATTTTCAATAAACGGGATTCTAAAGTTCTTGTTCTCATTCCACGTACCAGAGTTAATATAAGTGATCTGATTCCTTTCCATAGGAATAAAATCTTTATCCTGCATAGAGTTATATTGCTCTTCTGCCTCCTTATGATGTTTAGCTTTTCTAAGCAGATATGCCTTGATGTGCATTTGTTGAAAATTGTCATACACAGGATCAATTGCCTGTGTAGGTACGGGTATTACTCCTAATATACCTTCCTTAACATGCTTCTCATGAATAACATTTTCAAAATACAACTCACCATCTACTAATAAATTTCTAACATACTCCCATGCACGCTCTTTAAAATCAAACAGATTAATAAACTTTTTAAACTCATCATTGAGTTGTTTAGTAATTAAAGGATCTTGAACTGATTGATCTCTCATTTTAAGATTAAGCATGTTACCATGTTCATCTTCATTTAAGAACTCATCACAAATTTCATCTAAGGCATCAGCTACTTCTGCAAACTGTGCCATTGTACGGTAGTCACGTACACGGCGGTACTTATCTACATCTAAAGTAGCATACATTAACTCGTTGTATGCTTTATCAGCTAAGAATGAACCAACTGGGTGAGAGGACTCAACCGTCTTTGGGGCGATAATAGAATGATGCGCTAAAAGTTCTTTACGCATCGAACCTGCTTTATAGAAGTCCTCAAACTTTGGATTTTGTTGAGTTACGTCATCTATAATAGCCGCCGGTGATCTATAAGGTAAATTACTAGAAATGAATTTCTGTAACCCTCTTCCAAATGTTCCTTTTTGTCCGTCTGGCATCTTAATTAATTGTTATTGTTGTATTTATGTCGTTTACTAAACTTCCATACCCAGCAGCATTCATTGGTATAATGTCAATACTACCTGTCGCAGTAATCATCGGGAAAGTTACAGACATACTATTATAACTATTTAGTGTATAATTGCTAGTTAATAGTCCCGATATAGCTGGGGATATCATAGCACCGTCACATAAGCTAGAAATAGAAGTATAACCTGAGATAGGAAAATTAGTAAAACCAGCATTAGCACTTGTAAATAATAGCGAGTTATCTGTTGAGCTTAATAACACAGCTCGTACTGAATCAAAATTATAACCTTCGAAGGTCGTCACACTAGAAAAACCACACGTCAATGTCGTATAAGTATTACCAGCTGTGAACTCAGGTCGCGCTGATAATGCTCTGTGGTCATAATTAGCACTAAACGAAGTTACGTCAGTTAGTGTCGAGGTATAATTTATAAAATTACTCATAATCAGGTATAGTCAAATCCGCTTACTGGTACAAAATCTTGATCAATAGTAAATATGTTCTTAGTATCGGACTCAGCTGGACCTCTAAACAACCAACCTTTAATTGTAAAGTTAGTATTAGCTATCACTCTAGCTGGTTGTGTTGTAGATACATCAATAGGATAATCTAAACTAATATCTCCAGACCATAAAACTTCAGATCTAATCTCATAATTACTAGCTAAGTTTTGCGACGTAGGTATAACCCAACTCATAACTATATATGGATTATTATATGGAGCAAAATTGCTTATGATCTGATCCATGTCAGTTTGAAATTTAGTCATAATAGACATATTAATACCTACGTCTACTGGAAGTGGGGTCTTTAAATGATCTGAATCTAAAGCGCCAGCACTAACTGTTGGTGCTTTACTATAATAAAATCCTGAGATCTTATTAAAGACTCTCTCCGGGTCTCTACTGATCGAACCATAATTAATTGCTACGACTGGAAGCTTTAAGGAACCAGCCTTGTTAACTATATCATGTATAGCTCTCTCTTTAGGACCATAATAGAACGAGCATTTAATCTGATCAACAACGTCCTTATCTTTATTGTACCGATTTATAACAATACTATTAAAGGCGGTAATAAACTGCCTTATCATATCTTTTAGCTCGAAGCCATAGTATTGATTTTTCATTGTAAATATTTATTAAATAAACCTATCTGTAAAATACATCGGCAATAAATTCCGGTATGAAGGAATTAGATTTCTTATACCAACAGCATCTAAAACATATGTAACACTAGTATCATTTTCATCTCTAGTACACCTTCCACATTGTTGAATAAACGTAGTAAACATTTTATTAGTATACCATTTTTTATTACTCTTAGACATTTCTTTAATACGAACATCACCTAGATCAGGCCATGGACATTTTAATATAATACAAAACCGAGCAGTAGCACCCTTTAAGTCTACTCCAAAGCTCATTGAAGGACTCGCAAGTACAGTAGGCTTGTCAGTCTGTAAGTGCTCTGCTAATATGTCTACATTATCTTTATTGCCTCTTATTCTATATAAAATTCTATCATCATTTATCTTATCCTTAAGCATCTTAGTAATGACATTTGATTGAGTATGTATCAATCCTTTTTCATCTTTATGTTCTTCTAGGATCTCTTTCACACAATCAACTACCTTTGGAAAACTCTGTTCAAGATTCTTTTTATTTAACTGAAATGAGCCAAACAGTATAGGTGACTTCTTTGGATCGAAATGAGACGGAAGATCAATATACTTATAATCACTCTCTACTATTCCTAAATTCCTCATAACAGATCTATAATCAACAAATGTTGCAGACATTAGAATAACATTATCAGCATATTTAAATATATGTTGCGCTAGTGTGTCAACCTTCTTAGGAATTAATTGTATGTATTGCTTATTGCGTATATACTTTTTATTAATAATGTACTCAGACTGACTCCATGTATCAATCACTAAGACAAGATCACCTTTAAGATCAGATATAAATTTATATTCTTTTTTAATATAGTCGCTTACTGTATCACCGCGCTTGTCAATCATACGGAGAAGCTCTACATACCTATCCTCTAATCTAGCTTGAAGGGTACATAAGTTATTAAAGAACCGTTTTCGATCTACCGTGTATGGTAATTTAAATCCATATGTATTAAGCCGACCAATTTCAATACTACAACTAAACCTACTTACAATAATGTTCTCCAACTCAGATGCCTCATCACATACTATTAGTTGTCTATGTTTTAGATGCTCTGGTTTATAGAAAAAGCTTGAATAATTCTCTACACTAATCTTCGCACTAGCAGATTTATTTCGCGCTTCATAGTAGTCACAGCGATTACAATCCCAACACTCCTTCTTGAGCTTGCTACTAAAGATGCAAGGTGCTTGGTCCGCTGAACTACGATCATCAAGATTACAAACATACGACCCTTTACCTTTGAGAGTTTTTATGTCTTTAAAATCTCTAGTGTATTGATCCTGAAGAGCTTTAGTAGTAGTTAATATAGATGTACCATATCTTTTACCAGCAAAATCATCTGAGTATTCATATACTAGTTTACCATTCTCCCAACTAGTCTCATACGCCGTATAATTATTAATTAACTTAGTTAGTCTTGATGGTGGTCTGCTTAAACCATTAGCAATAGTTTTAGCTATAAAACTCTTTCCACAACCTGTAGGTCCTTGAATGATTACAAATTTGTGATCATTCATACTATCAACAATATTAGGAATTGCGTATTGCTGGCTGCTTGAGGGATGATATCCTTTAGGAAAGTTCTTTATACCCATTCAAATATTATAGCTTCTCTATAGAGAGAAGCAAGTCACAATACTTATTACGATGATTTGTTATCATCCTATTAACTCTAGGCCTCCATAACACATCATCTTTATGAATATGGTTGAGCATATAATCAAAATAAATTACACGGTTACGCTTATGAACATTAAACGGGTATAATATTTCTAATTTCTTTCCGGTAGTAAATAACAACTTAATGTTAAAATCTTTAATGTCAAATAATTGAATCTGACCAGTGCCAAGTGTCCTTTTTTTAGATGTTATCTTTACTGTAGTCAGTAATAGAGATTTTAGAGTTGATTCTACAAGGTCAAAGTTCATGTGTTCATAAACGCCATTTTTTCTGGCGCTGACATCGGCGCGATTTTTTCATTTATATATACCCAAAACGTCTCGTCAGCTTCAAGAGTAGTTATTAAGTCGACAGTATCACAATTAATTGTTCGAAAGTCTTGCATCAATATGTCCCATGTTATGATTAAGTTCTCTTGATTAGGATTATACTCAGGTGCTTGGCGAGGCGGTCGGTAATTTAAAACAGTTCTACCTTCGACTGAATTTAATAATTGAACATTATTTGTACATAGCATTCTCCGAGAGGCAGGTCTCCCAGGCTTGGGGTTACGGCGAGCGAACTTTACCTCACACACCTTAGCCAAAAGCATGCTTTTTAAATTACTCAGTCCTATTATCATCCGGTTCTATCTCTTCACATATACCAAAAAATCTATCCTCATTTAAAAATAAACAATTCCTAATGGAAGAGTCAAAACCAGTAACAGACAAATTATCAACCTTAATACCTTTATCGTCTGGGAAGCAAACAATATCACCTGGCTTAGTGTAATTACATTTTGGGCCAACTAATATTACTCTAGCCATTCTCCACGTTCGACGAACCTGTGCTAGTGGA